ATTTTTTTTTATTTCACATATTCCTTTATTTATTTTTTTTGTATTTTTATATTTATATGGAGATAAACATTCTAATTGAGAATTATAATCTAAATAGGTTATAATTGTTTGAATTGTGCATATTGGTAAATTTGAATAGATTTCCATTAAATATTTAATATTCATAAATATAAAAAAAATATCAAATTTTTATTTTACAAAAGACAAACCTTCTAGGATTTTGAAAAATATTGTTTTAGTTGACCATCATTATAATCATATAAATCTTTAACTTCTTGTATAGTCATAATATCTATAATTCTTTCTAGTGCTTCTGGAATACAATCACAATTAAAAGAATTACATTTACAATATTCATTATCATATAAACTGTCATCATCAAAATCTATTAATGTAAAATATTCATCCTCTTTTTTTGGTATGTTATTATAAATTCTAAAATATAAATTTTTATAATTTGGAGTTATTTTATCCATTAATGATAGATTTTTATTTGCCCAATAACTAATAGTATCTTCTAACCATTCTAACCATTCAAAAGGTTCGTAAGAATAAAATTTTTTATATTCAATAACTATTGTTCCAAAAATATTTTTTTTTATTTCACATATTCCTTTATTTATTTTTTTTGTATTTTTATATTTATATGGAGATAAACATTCTAATTGAGAATTATAATCCAAATAGGTTATAATTCTTTGAATTGTGTATATTGGTAAATTTGAATAGATTTCCATTATAAAAAAAATATATTAAAACAGAATAAAAATCAAATTTATTTTAATAAAATATATATAATATTATATAATAAATATGTCATATAAATTTATAATAAATCCACAAACAAATAAAAAAATATTTTTAAATAGTAAAAAAGGAATAAATATAATAAAAAATTATATAAAAAAATTAAAAGGAGGAGCTACAAAAGTAGTTATTTGTAAAGGATTAAAGAAAGGACCAATTGGTAAAACATGTCATCCAAAAAAACCTGGTTGTTGTTTAGATATTAATCATATAAAACATTGTGAATGGAAGAAAAAATGTATTAAAAAAAAAAAAATTGTAGTTGATTTAGATACACCTAGTAGTAATACAACAGTAGTTGATATTACACCTAGTAGTAATAATACAACAGTAGTTGATACACCTATAGATTTAGATTTAAAAATTCCTATATTAAAAAGATTAAATGGTCCTATTTCATTTTGGTTTTATAAAAATGTTTTAGGAAAAAGAATATTATTATTAGGTGATAAACATAATTTAGATAAAGATGAAGAATGTAAGAATTGTAATAAACCTAATTGTTATAATGTACAAGATTATTTATATGAATTAGCTAAAAATACACCTGAAGAAATAGCTTATTTTATTGAAGAATCATATATAAGAAAAGATTTACATTTAAAATATACCTTAACAAGAATAGAAAAGGCAATTGCAAATCAAAATTCATTTTTAGCAAAAGTAAGTAATAAATTTATTAACTGTTTTAATAAAAAAGATAAATCTCTTTGTAAAAAAGAATTTCCAAAACTGAATTATAATTCAGTAGATTTAAGAACAGGTATTAAATGGAATAATGAAAAAAAAGAATTAGAAATAGGTTTTACTAATATTTTTGCAATTTATTTACCAGAATTAAAACCAATACTAAAAGAAAAAACAAATGAAGAAATTGATGATTTTACAGATAGATTTAAGAGAGGTTTTGAATTTTATTATGATGATGAATATTATAAATGGAAAGATGTTTGGAATATAACAGAATCAGAAAGATTACAAGTTATTGTAGATTATGTAAAACAATATTCTGATATTAACACAATTAAAAAATTAAAGAACAAAATGGGAAAAGAAGAAGATTTTATTTCAAATATATTTTATAAAAATGCGGAAAATAATATTCATAGTAATGATATAGGGGAGTATTTATTAGGAAATTATATAAATAATTTATTTTATGATATGTTTGAAAATATTTTAGAGGCTCCTGTTTTAAAAACTAAAAGAATTTATAGATTAATTAATGTTATTGGAAAAATGGAAATTGAAGATTATGGGACATTAAATGAAGTTCAAAATGAATTTTTAAATAAATGTAAAAAAGGATTAAAAAAATCATATACAAAAACAAGAAAACAATTGATTAATATTAAAAAAGATATTGCTAAAAAAATAATAAAAAGTTATAAACAAATATTATTAGATGAATTAAATTTAGAAAGTATATTAATAGCTGAAGATCCAGTGGAAGCTATAGCAACATTAATTGCTGATATTTATATAGATTTATACACTATTGGCAGAATATTTAGAAATTATAAAGATAAATCTGATAAAAATATAATTGTGTATGCTGGAAATTTACATATAATATGTTATGTAAAAATTATTAGAGATTTAAATAAATCATCACCAGATATTTTAGAATTTGATTTAGATCGTGAAAAATGTATAGAATTTGATAAACCATTTAATTTTTATATGTAAAATTATATACTATTTAAAATTTGATTACAACAACATATATCAAACTTTTGATTTAATGTAATTCCTAAACCATTATTTACACTAATAATATCTTTTTTAATATATAATAAGAAAAAATAATTATACAAAAAAATAAAAATACCAAAAATAAAAATTAATCCCATACCTGGTAATATTTTTTTTTAAAAAGAAACATTATTCAAACCAACTTTAAAGAAGGTATTTAAGGTAAATTGTGTATCAAAATATGATATAAATATGTGTTGGTGTTTTTTAAAATAAAAATAATTAAAATAATTATGAATGAATGTAGTATATGCTTCGAAAACTTAGAAAAAAATAAATATGTTATTATATTAAATTGTAATCACATATTTCATAAAAAATGTATTACAAAATGGTTTTCTTATACTAAAAAAAAACAATACAATAAATGTCCAATATGTAATAGAAAAAGTAAAATTCAACATTTAAATATAGATGAAAATATCAATAGATGTTCTGATTCAAATAGCAGAGAAGGGGTTGCAGCTCGAGAGGATCACACTACGAATTGGTGCTGTTTTTGTAATATTTCTTAATTTATTTTTTTATTAGTAAAGTAATAAATTTTTATTAAATAAACTAAGTTCTTTATTTTTTTTTTTTAATTTGTTAATTTCTAAATTTTTATTGTTTAATTTTAATTTTAAATTTTTAATTTCATATTCTAAAATAAGATGTTTTGGTATTATTGTTATTGTATTATAATGGGTTCTGCCTTGATATTCTAAATATAATGTGTATTTATAATTATTATCATATTTCTGAATAATTTCTTTTTTTTCTTTTGAATAAATAACAACATTTCTTTTATACAAATCTGAAAATGCTAGTATTTCTAGTTCACCACCCCATTTATCAGTATTTTTAATTAAATTGCAATAATTTTTAAAATTAGTATCATAAATAAAAGATTCATATTTATCTTTTTCTTTTTCAATATAATTTGCTAAAATATTTCTAATTTTTTTTATTTTATTTTTAGTTGGTTTTCCAGATATATTTCTAATAAATGAACGAAATAAACAATGATTATCTGGTTTTTCTTTTATGATTTTCAAAGACATTAATGACACTAATAATAAAATATAATTTAAAAATCAAATTTTTAAAAATTATTAACTTAAAATTTTTTCTAATACAATATTAAAAAGAAACATGGATTTAGAAAAAAATATTATATTAGAAAATCATAAATTAATTCAATTAAAACTAAAAGAAAATGAACAAAAATTTAAAAAACTCGAAATTAGAGATAAATTAATTTGTAAATTATTCAATATATTAAATATTATTATTGATACACCTTCAGATATGATTGGTATAGAAATACCATCTGAAATATTATATAATATAGGCATTAAAAAAAAGTTCCTAAATTTGGTTCCTGAATTAAAAAAATATTATTCAAGTAGTTATTTTACATCACTACAAACAAGTGCTTTTTCTAAACCTTTTTTTGCTGTAAATTTGTTAAGACAAGTTGTAAGGAGTTATGGATTAAGATTAAGAACTAGGAATAAATCTGCTGGATATACACCAAGTGGAAAAAAAATTTATAATAGAACTTATGAAATTAAAGACTTTTAAAAAATATAAAATTTAAATGAAATTTTTAAAATTTTAAATACTGCTTCTAAATACAAATCAAATACAAATGATTCAAAATAATTACAATTCCATTTTTTTAATATTTTTTTTTTTAATTCTAATAACATTTCTTTTTTTTTTAATTTTCTATTTAATTTAGTATCAAATAGTTTTTCTAATGATAATATTTTATCATTTTTAACAGGCAACCATTTGATCGTATTTAGTAGAATTTCTTCATATTTACCTTCTTTATCAATTCTTATTAATTTATAATTTTCTTTTCTTGTATAGTAATAAGCAATTTTTTGTTGTATATCTCGTCCAATATAACTATCATGAGAATAAAATCTAGATTCCCACCATAATTCATTAGAAATCACTAACTCTTTCCAAAAATTACGATGATTTCTATATTTTTCTATTTCTAATTTTGATTTTATTGTTTTTATAACTGTTTTTGTTTTTTTGTATTTACCATCTCTATAATTTTTAATTTGTTGAGTTAAATTTGTTTTATTTAAAATTAGATTTGTTTGTTTATAGTCATTTGTAAATTTTGTTAAAGCATAATTCCATTCATTGTTATCTAAATAAAAATCATTTAAAAAATGTTTAACTTTCGCAAAATCTAAAACAAAACCTTCATAATTTAATATTTCAACATTTTTAGTACCTAAATATTTGTAAAAATCAGAATCACATGACATAATATTTAATTTTGAATTGTTTTTATTAGCAAAATTTAACCAATCCATAATTTCAGGATCTGCTTCAAAATCAGCAATAATTAAAGCATTTTTTCCAAAAACCTTACAAATCATACAATTAAAAAATATTGATGAAAGTGGATGCCAATATCTATTTCTGCTATAATGTTCTATTAATCTTTCTTTGTGTGTTGCTCTCTTAAGTGGTTCTTTCATACCATCTCTATATACTTTAAAAATTCTAAATTTTTGTTTTATTTTTTTTAATTCCTGTTCAAATACACTTTTTAATAATTTTATATTAAATCTTTCTTTATTATTTTTAAAATTCTTTTCTAAAATTTCATGATATAATCCTGAACCATCAATAATAAGAGGCTCTTTTATTGTTTTTTTTATCCAACATTTTTCAAGTAAACTTGTTAATCCATTAATTCCCATATCAACAAAAAAAACTAGTTAATTATTTTTTAAATCAAATTTTTTTATTTTATAATTAAGAATGATGTAATACTAAATATACACCATTCCACCATTGATTTACACATGTTTCAAAAAAATGGAACCATTCTATTGATAGGGCGTTATCATGAGGAGGACATGTTGAAAACATTAAATGAGTATAATATGTTTCTTCTGAAAGTAATTGATTAAAATAAGTTTTATTGAATCTACTATAATCGACTATTCTAATTGGGAATTTGTGTAAAGAATTATAAAGTAGTAAATTATTATTTATTTGTTTAATTCGTTGATATAATGCTTCTTTATTTTTTTGGACCAATTTAATAAGTACATATGGCTTGTTTACAGAATTCGCATTTTCAATTTTATCTATTGTACTGTGTAAGAAAGGTTCTGAATCTGCTGTAAAAGTCCTTTTATCAATTATTCTTACTAGTTCATTTTCAATCAATTTTGTTTCATCCATTACAGGTCCAGCATGTCCAAATAAACCAAATACTTTCCCTTTTACAAACATTTTATTTAATACGCACAACTGTTTTAGTGTTAGAGGCATCTTTTCTAGTTTATTTAATTCTTTTTTACATTTATTATAATCTATTTCATTCTTTATCTTACATTGTGATACCAATTTTGTTCTATTTATTTTTAAAGCCAGACATAAACCTTCTTTATACCCTATATCATTTTCTTCAATATACCTTTCTGTATTGGATTCAATTAATAATTTATCATCAAACAAATGATAAACATTTATAGATTTGGGTAAAAATCCCCGCACAGTAGGAAATTCTAAATTTTGTGTTTTTTGTAAAAAATTCATCTTAGATATAAAAATAACAAAAACAAATTTTAAATCAAATTTTTTTTTAAAAAAAAATATATTTTATATTATTAAGTAGAATGTTAAGAATTGGTACAGATTGTAGTGGAATTGAAGCTCCTATTGAAGCTTTAAGACAACTAAAAATAAAACATAAACACGTTTTTAGTTCTGAAATAGATAAATATGCTATTCAAAGTATTAAAGCTAATTACAAACCTAAAATTATTTTTGGTGATATTACTAAAAGAAATATTGAAGATGTCCCAGATATTGATTTATATGTATGTGGATTTCCATGTCAAAGTTTTAGTTCAGCTGGTAAACGATTAGGTACTGAAGATAAAAAAAGAGGTATACTTTTTCTTGAATGTTTGAAAGTTATTAAACATAAATTACCAAAAGTATTTATATTAGAAAATGTGAAAGGTCTTACTACTGGTAAAATGAAATCTACATTTAATTTAATTCTTAAAAAGTTAAAAGATATTAAAAAATATAATATTTATTGGAAAATAATGAATACAAAAGATTATGGAATACCACAATCAAGACCAAGAGTATTTATTATAGGTATATTAAAATCAATTAAAAAAAAATTTAAATTTCCAGAAAAAACTAAAATGGAATCTTTAAAAAATTATATTGATTATACAGATAAAAGTATATATAAAATACCAAATTATATTAAAAAAAGCAAGATAATGGAACGAATCCCTTCTGATTCTATATTTATTGATATTAGTTTTATACAAAAAAATATTACATTTCCAAATTCTAATAAATATACTCCATGTTTAAATGCTCGCTCAGGATTAATAAATGTAATTTTATATAGAAAAGCAAATATTAATGAATATTTACAACTTCAAGGTTTTGAAAAAACATTTAAACAAGTTATTTCAAATACTCAACTAAAAAAACAAATAGGGAATTCAATGTCTATTAATGTATTAAAATTAATTTTATTAAATATATTTAAAACTTTAAAAAAAAACTATTTTATTTAACTAAACTATTTATTTATTTATTATTAATCATAAATATTACTTAAAATATTTTTTATATAATGAAATGGAAGAAGGATTTAACTTACATTGTGTTTTATTTATTTTAACAAATATTTTTCCATAACCAGCATTATTTCCTTTACTATTTTTATCGGCATAAAATAAGTGATAAAAACAGTGCATTTTTAAATTATTATCAGAAAGTATTTTCTTTATTTCAGTATTTTCATACATTTTATCAGGATTTATTTGTTTCATAAATTTAGAAATCTTACTCTTACACAAGGGCTTACTCCAAATTTTAAACATTTTAATAAATCTTTTATCTTCATTATTTAGAATTTCTGGAAGATAACTCGCAACAGGACTTGATGACACTTTTGATTCAACTTCTTCTTGTTCTTTTGATTCAACTTCTTCTTCTTCTTTAGTGTCATCATCATCATAATTAGTTTCTTTATACCTGTAATAGTGTCTATTATTCTCTA